GATCATTGCAACTTCAATATCAGTCTCACGATCCTTTTCCTTATTCATATTTTCATTTTCTGCCTCAGCTTGTTGCTGTTGAAGAAGAGCTTGTTGCATTTCTTGTTCAGCTTGTTGTTGTGATTGCTCTAATTCTTGTAGAGATTTCTCAGCTGATGATATTTTACCTTTAATGTCTGTGAAGCTTTCCGCATCGAACATCTCCGCGATAGTAGAAGCAGGTACACCATTTTGAATCATAGATTGAGACAGTTGCTTAATAGCATCTAACTTATCTTGATCTTTACCAGAGTCTGATACAAATATTCCGTACTCAGATTCCATATGCTCCATAGATTCTAAATCTAGGAACTCTGTAACACCGTCAGCCATAACATACATAGCCTTTTTACCATTAATCCAAGCTTCCTTAGAATAATCTACTAATGCTTGTAAATCTTTTTGCTCTAACCTTCCAAATTTGCGAAATAGATCTTCTGTAATATGAGAAGACTGTACAATAGCTTGTTGAGAAGTAGCTTTACCTTCATAACTACCAACTTGTCCTTGTCTTTGTCTATTTACACCAGATAATTTTTCCCATTCCTCCATGATAGAGTTAAGAAGAACAATATACTGCTCAATAGTCTTAATAGACATATCAAGTACAGATTGATGCTGTGGAGAAAGTTGTACACCTTCTTTATTGTAATCTACCCACGCAACACCCGTACCTTCTACATAGTACATAAATTTATCCATGTCCCATTTTTTTGGAATCATGTTAATATCAAATTGTACAATAATATCTTTACTTCTAGCAATTGCTAGTTCAAGTCTATATTTATATATATTATAATTCAATTGGTAAGGAATACCAAGGGATACTAATGAAATATTTCTCGCATTTCTGTCTGAGTACTTTCTACCGTTTATAGGAAGCTTACATAGAGAAGGATTATCTAAAGAAACTCTTTGATTAGAGATTGGTTTCATTTTTACATAAATATCACCATCAATTCTAGTTCCTTCCATTACTTCATTTACCCACATCCAAGTTAAGTTAGCTCCTTGCTCTTTAAGCTCAATTGGCATTTTGAATAATTCATCTACTTCTATTTCTTCTATTGTGCCTGTAGTAGGATCTGTAAACTCTAAAAAACCAATACGTTTTCTAGACTTCCAGTAAACATTTACAACTTCTATCAATCTACTTCTATGTGCATTTTCATCTGAAGATGCACTCTCAGGTCTAAACGCTAAGTATGAATGTAAGTCGTGATTTTCAGGATTTTCTAGTTTTAAAACCTGCTCAGGAGTAAGTTCGTCGTAGTAGTGATCTATTATTGTAGATGCATGCACAAACTTACGTACAAGGGCCCAATCGCCATCTTCTACAAACTCTAAATCTGGATCTTTGTCGTAGTCTACATCTATAGGGTTTAGTATATCATAAAAAGGTTCATTACCTCTCACACCTCTGTGAGTATACACTTCTCCAGTAATTAAAAAATCAAACCAAGCTTTATTAAGCTTTTCATAGATTTCTTCGCTATACATAATATAGTTTAACGCTCGTTGCCCATGTACAGCTCTTGCATCTACATAAGACTTTTCAAATTGTTCAAGTATGTTTTCAGGAAGCTCTACTTCTTCAGTAGGAACGCCTGTTTCCATTCCCTGCTCATTAAGCTTATTAATAAAACTCTGTTCTAAGTTTTTATAAATAAGCTGTTGCTTTTGTGTTTCTTTATTAGAAACAGTATCCGCATTCTTTACAGTAACAGTATAATTAAGAGGTCTTTTAGACTTTTCTCCTAATAGGAGATCAATTATAGGTTTAATGATAGGGTAGTTACGCATTTTCGAAGGAAAATTCTTTCTAGCTTTACCATACGGTTTTAGTACATACCCATAATCTGACTCTTCAATTACACCGTTGTAATAGTCATATAAAGATCGTAAATGATCTTTACGTTCACTTGTTCCGTGTCCAGATATATTTATAAATGCTTCAACACATTCTTCTTTCCACTTTTTAGTCTTTTTACTAAGTGGTATACGCTGTTGTGGTATGTTATCTTCTCCTTTATACATAATTTTCAAAAATACAAATTAATACTTCATGCCTTGCAGTGCTTATACATTTTAAACTATTCCTTATAATATAGCACTAATAATAATTTTGGTCAAACCACTTATTTGCTGATCCATCTTCCAATACTTCCCTAACTTCTGAATTGTACATTTCTCTAGTGTGGTACATGCCAATCATTAAAGCCATTACCCTGTCAAAATTTCCTCTATGATTAAACTTTATTAATTCTTGTAAAAGCGCTAAGTCATATATCTTATGCATATTTAATACTTGAGAACCATCTTCATTTACATGTCTAACGGTATTTAACCAATCTCTAATATACAATTCACCTTGACGTTTTCGAGGTTCTGTAGTATGCATACCAAACTGTCTTTTTACTGTTTTACTTCTAAGGTTCTTTTTATCAAGCATTTCAAATTCTTCTTGAAGCCTGTGTAATTTTCTATGCCGCCTAGCGTAAGCAATAACTTCACCACGGTCATTCTCAAAACCTATTTTTGCATTGTAATAGTCTGAAAGCATAAACATATTTCTGTTAAACTCATCTTGACTATGTGGTCTTCCAACATAAGAAGCTACAATCATATCATCTGGCCGGGATATATTATTAACCCTTTTAAGAACATAGCATGCTCCTAAAGATGATGAATCTGCAGATTGATTTTGCCCATATGGATCATGGCATATTAAATATAGATTAGCAGGAACTTGTTGACTTTCATTTTTATATGGAGACTCATATATTACAGTACACCCATTTAAGTTATCTTCTTTTCTGTGAGGGTATCTTAAAATAGGTCTAGCATCTCCTTCAAGTTTAAACTGTATTTTATTTTCTTTTCCGTGATACAAAGATCCAGCCGTCCCTATTGTATGTAACTTGTTGACTTTTACATTATTATACTGTTCTTGTAAAGATGCTATATCAAATAGATTTGCTGAAATCTGAAGAGTAGCTTCTCTAGGATTCATTGGATGCTCTGCTATGTACTGATCAAGAGCTTTAGGATCATTTGTTCCCTTTTTCTTTATTCTGTTTTCTTCTTCAAAAGCCACTGCAGTATCTCTACTAGAGTTACCATCTTTATCTATAAAGCCTTCTAGGTTTTCATAAATAGGAACAAAGTGTCCACAGTATGTACCAGCCGCTCCTGCATCCCAAATATTAGAAAAAGATAAGCAATCATACGAATGTGGGTTGTAGAATAACTCTTCCATCCCTTCAAAATCAGCTCCTTCTGTACCACCAGTACCAAAAGCTACCATAGTACCAAGAGTGTTTGCACCTTGACGCATTGTAGGCATTGATACTTCCCAAGCTTTTAACAGCCCTGGGAATGCACCAGCTTCTTCAAAAAATATAAGTTCACCAGCTTTCCCCCTTACTTTATCTGGATTATCTTTTAGAGACACACCCATAATCATAGACTTCATGCCTAATTCAACATCTGCACCGTTTACATTCTTTTTGTAACCAGACATCTTGTTCATTTCTCTATCCTTAAGACGAGGTTGAGTCCATGCTGTATTATTATCCACAAAAGATAGGATCTCCCAAGCCTTAGACAACAGCCCATCACCAATAAGGTATTCCTTCTGTCCTGCAAACACATAATTCTTACTATTACGAACTAAGAAATAATTTCTAGCAAGCATTGCTGCGGCTTTATATGAATAACCTTTACGACGTGCTTTTAACACTGTCATATGTTTATTAGATTTTCTACATTCATCTATTGCTGTGAAATATTTAAAATCTCCATCATAAAAAGCAGGAAATGTACGTTCACGTTTAGCTAGTACAGTACCATCAGGTAGGATCTCTTCTACAGACCTATCAATAGGGCAGAAATTTAAATAAAAATAGTGGTTACCTGTAATAGTAGTAGCACCTACAGTATAACCGTATAAACACTTTTGTTTTTGGTCATCCCAATACTCATAATAATCTTTAGTCCCAGGCAAGGCTCTAGTGTATACTCCATACTCCATGTACAATAGAGCAGTCTTCCTAAATGCATCAGTGTCTTTAAACATCTTTCAATGTACTTAGTATTGTGCACTTTTCAAAATCTTCTAAGCTGCCATAGTGATCTAAGAGCATTTCTATTATAGAATGCTTATCATTAAAATTAAAAGGAAGCGAAAAGTAATCTTTATCACTGTCATTTAATTCTTTATACAATTTATCTAAGTTCTTTTCTTTAGTTATAACTGCATACGCATTATCCATTGCTGTGTTTAAGTTTTCTAATCCTTCTAAATAATCCATTACTGACTGTATTTATTAACTATAACTCCACCCCTATTTGCAGAGAGAGTTTGTTGTTCTTTCTTGACTAGCTCTTCTAACTTACTAAGACCATTAACTACGTCGGCCATTTTAGATAGATTAGCTACTAAATCTTTTGCTTGATATATAGGTCTCCCATTATCATCTACATCTGTAAGATCTACAATCTCAAAGTAATGTTTCAACTTATTTATTGCAGACCTAGCAGCTTTCAAAAGCTTTATTGCGTGTGTTTCTTTTAACTCTATATATTTATCGCATGCAGCGTTAACTTTAGTATCAGGAGTCCATTTACTTTTAAACACACTGCTTATAATCTTTTCCTGTTTCTCAGTTAGGTCATAAACAGAGAATGGGGAGTTATGATCGCACATGTGGTACACATACGAGAACTCTTTAATAGCTATATCCTTTTTCCTCTTTGAGATTTCTTCAAACTCTTTAATCGTGAGTACGTACGGAGACACTATGACTGAGTCATTACTTATTGTTAACAGTTCCATTCTTTTTATTTTGTATATGAGCTAACCTGCCCGGTTTAACAGAGAACTTACCAAAATAAGGTAACCTAACCGTTTCAAACTCCCCTTTCTTTATAACGTCATGTATAAATTTAAACTGGTAGTTTACTATATCTTCAACTTTACTTAGCGGCAGGTTATACTTCGTCGCTAGCTTTTGGATCAGGCTTTTTTTGATGCTCACTGTCTGTTAGTATTAATTCAACTGGCCATTTACTAGGCACGTTAGGGCAATCTGCAGTTTTCCATTTAGCTTTATGTTCAACTAAACACCCACATTTACCACATCTCATTTTCTCTTTTATTAAAAATGGACATGCGTTACAAATTTTTAATCTTTCTATATAATTTTCAGAAGACACATTTGGTGCCCCTTCTTTTACGTATTTAGCAAGTTCAGCAGTAAAAGACTTAGCCATAGAAAAAATACTTGGCAATTTTAATTTTTTTTCTTTAGACATTATTTAATTGTATTAATTTTTCTAAATAAATAGCTAAGTCCATCGCTTCTTC